TTAGGCCATAGAATGTACTCTTTTTCTGGATTTGCTTTTAGATTATTCAACAGTGGAATAACTGAGTTATACAACTCATCCAACTGATCTTGCTTTTGTTTTGCCGATGATGACATCTGCGTGGCTTCTTGCTTGACAGCCTTTACCGCCTGCAGTTCATCTTCGTCTACGGCTGTAAAGCCGAAATCAAATATATCAGACATATTTTTCTCCTATTTGTCTTCTGATTCTATATCTCTTTTTTTTCTTGCTAATTCTAAATATTCTTCTCTAAGGAACTCTTCACTTTCATCTAACCACTCTCTTACACTAATCTTCTCTTCACCCCAATCATCACGCTCAAGCATTGCTTCATAGTATTTACGTTCAGTAAATGCTTTGAATGTTGGTATAATCATTTTCATGAAAAAAAGCCTTCGAGCGAGTTTATATATTCAAGTTCCCAATTGATGGCATCAGATACCAGTTTCAATGGTTCTTTGAATGTCTTGTTAAATTGTACTTCATAATCAATGTGATCATGTAAGCCAAACTCTTTTGGTAAGAATGGATTGAATGAGATGACGTTCTCCATAACTGGATTGGGCATCTTCAGGTAACAGAACTTCACTTTCGATCCATTCTTGATACCTTCACTAGAAAGATTCAATTTCTCGATTTGCTTGTTGTACAATAATGCACCTCTTACATGAATCGGAGTACCTTTCTTATATATTGTGTATTTATCTCTCCACTTTTCTATGTCACTGACACTTCTGGGAAAAGATACTTCTTCTGGTGGCAAACTCTTGAACTCTTCATAGAAGTCTGATACGAACTTCTGTAGATCAGCCTCTGTTGAGTTTAGCATAATCGAATACGCTTTCTTAAACTTATCTCGAACAATTTGTGGCGTTGACGACTTAACAGCTTCAATGCCCATAATCTTGAGTTTAGGTTCTGCGTACTGAACACCCTCATTATTATACACGTTAAGTATATAGCGTTTCTTAGCAGTCCAGATACCCTTGTCTGCGATTGCTTCACGAGCCATTACCATTCGATTCTCGAATCCATTGAGTCGATCATTCATCTTCGCATAAGACTTAGCAAGCATTGGCACGATCTTTTCTTCACAGGCTTTGTCAATGAACGCAACTGGGTCTTTAGGATTGACTGCTTTCACTAGTGGATTCATATCAACATAAAGCGAATCAGTATCAATTGCAATTACATAATCTTCTTCCGACTTGAGCATCTTGTTGAGATACTCGTTCATCGCTTTCTCTGCCCACTTGATCGACAACTGACCAGACAATGTGATACCTTCTGCGATTCGTAACTCAAAGTATCGAAAGTATTGATTACCCAAAGCACCATAGAGTGAGTTGAGCAAAATCTTTACAGCCATTTGTGTGTTGTCGAGTCGATTGATCTCACGACTGAGTTCTTTGCTCTTTGACTTCTCGTAGTCTTGCTTGAGTTTGAGCATATCATTCTTTACAGTTCTACGCTCATTGTACAAGCCAATAATCATCTCTGGCAACATACCACGTTTGTCTTTACGATACATCGAACCATTTGCGGCAACTGCGACATCCATCGCCTTTGCTTCGTCTGTTAGTTCGTTGTCAAGATAATGATCTACTCCACTTGCAGTAAAGTCACCAGAGCCATTGAGTAAAGTCTCGGGCGACATATTGTATTGAACAATTAGATTTGGATACAGAGAGTTTAAATCGAATGAAGTAACCCAATCGCTCATACCAACTCTTGGTTCTTTCACATAACCACCTGGGTAAGCATCTTTGTGCTTTGCTTCAACTGGTGGCACAGCAATCTTCTGAGCATACAGATAACGATAGATGATTGAATCCCAAATACCAGTTGTGCCAAATGTGTCTGAGTAGTTCACACCACCTTTATAGGCAATAATCAGTGCCAAGTCCATCAGTCCAGTTTGCTTGTCGATCTTGTCAACTAACTGAACATCTTTGATGTTGTAGTCAATGAACTTCTGATGATCTGACTTGTACAGATCGAATAGAGAACCATGCTCTTCGTAAGATAACTTCTTCTCACCAAGAACAACTGACGATATATGATCTAGTGAATACGATGCTTGATTACCATAGGTATAACCAAACTTCTGAAACAGATCATAGTAGTCTACTTGTTGAACACCATAAATCTCATAGGCATCCATTCGTTTACCTTTGATAGCAATCTCACGATGCTTTGTAACATTGAATGGCGAAAACTTCTTGACAGTCTCTGCTCCAAGAATGTTTTGTGTTCTTCTGATAAGATAAGGTATATCGAATAATCGAATGTTCCAACCAGTAATAATATCTGGGCAGTTGTGATACCAATGACCAATGAACTTCAGAATGAGATCAGACTCGCCAGAACACTGAACATAGACAACTTCAGCACCATCAAGATCGAGTTCTGTTTTGCTGACATCGTAATCACCACAAGCCCACACATAATATGTGTTGAGTTTGCTACTCTTGTAACAGATAGAAGTTACTGGGTGTTTTGCCTCGTCTGGCTCTGGAAATCCATCGTCTGACTGAACCTCGATATCGATGTTACCAACCTCGATGTTTTTGAGATCGTATTCGATAACACCTGGGTGCTTCTCATTAATGAACTGGGCAACAAAGTTTGCGTTGCCATGTACTTTGAAGTTGTCGATATCTTTGTACTTCTTGATGAAGTCAGTTGCTTCTGACATCGAATCAAGTTTCATTGGCTCGACTGGTTGACCATACAGAGTCTTCCACTCTCCACTTGCTTTCTTTGACGATAGATACATCGTTGGTGCAAATGGCACTCGTGCCTTTACAGCATTACCATCTTTATCATATCCACGATAAAGCATATTGTTGCCGTATCGGTTAACACAAGTATAATAACTCAAATTACTACTCCAAATTGTATAAAATAAGAAACATTGTACAGCATTAGAAACACTTTGTCAATACTAATCGTCTCTCTCACCAACACCATAGTCAATCACGACTGGAAATCTAGGTATTCCATCTGGCGTTAAATCAAAGTATCGTAGCGTTGCCCAACTTGGGGTCTCTTGTGATTCCCACAGTTTACTCAACTGATCTTGATTACCACGAACACCTGCGCCAACTTCTCGACCATCTGCTAGTCGTAGAATGAATCGTTTGGTATGACCAGACCAGTTACCTTGACCTTCTTCCATTGATACGACTTCAAACTCTTCTGTGATGAACTCTTTTCTTTTGAGTAGATACTTAGATCGTTTGTTTTCGTACTTCTCATCAAGGCGAATCATCTGACCTTCATAACCATCAGTCATGTATGATGAATACAACTCATCTAACTCGTCTTGATTATAGCAGAATGTTGTGGGTACAAGATGAACATATGCGTCAAAAGAATCATTTACATTCTCTTCTAACTCGACATTGCGAACCGAGAATGTAACATCTGGATTGCTAGAGCAGTGAATGTCATAAACATGATACTGAACTAATCGTTGTGACTCAGCAAGATCGGCATCAGTGAACTTAGTCTTTCTTACGAGACTAACAATCTTGTTGAAGTCTTGCTTCAGTTCGTGATTGTAAAGTTCACCATCAAGAGTGACATTTGGATTTGACTCAAGTAGATCACGAACTTCTTCCCAAATGTGGGGGCAACTAGTAATTGGTTTACCAGTTCTTGTCCATAGACCTTTTGAGTTTGCTATACAGCGAATGCCGTCTAGCTTTGGTTGAGAATAACCATTGGTAGGTTTTACTTTGACTTTTGTGTAGTCGCCAGCAAGCATTGGATCGAACTTATCATAAGAGTCGATCATGCCGATGTCTACAAAATATTCCTTTTCTATTCGTTTGTCCCAGAGAGCCTTTGCTTCGGCTTGGGCTTGGGTGTAGGCGGTCGTACTGTTGGATTTACCAACATTCTTCGCTTCACTGAGATTCCATTCACTTGTTACTTTTTTACCTTCTTCGAGTCCTGCTACAGTTCTAATGCCTGCATAGTCGTCATTGGAATATCCAACTTCAACTTCCCAAACTCGAATCTTTCCTTTGCTGTCACGCTTATACAGCTTAGGCAACTGTTCAATAAATTTCATAATCTAAACCTCATTCAATATTGAAATCAGTATAACATAGTTATGTGTGGGATGTCAAGTAATTTTTGTTGTTTTGTACCCTTAATCTAAGAGATACTTTGTATGCTGTAAGCCATTACATAGATACTGGCTGTGCATAGTATTAAAGTCGAAACTAGTTCACAAAAGAACCCATCGCAACTCTTAGCCTTAAGGTAAGAGAGTGCTTTTTTCACTTTTACTTTTACTCCTGTTTATATCGTGCGTGTTTAATTGGATGAGCCACAATGCGTGACTCATCCCCTGTGTTACATACTACTTTTGGTTTTACTCTGCTAGAAATTCTTTATCACCAGAATGGTGAGGTCCTTTATAAGTGCCATTGATTTCCACTTTTCTAGGTTTCTCTTCTTCTGGGATGACATTCTCTAAGTAAACACTTAGTATCCCATCTTTGAACACTGCACCTTGTACTAGAATTGTATCAACGAGTGTGAATTTGCGAGTAAATGCTCTTGCGGCAATGCCTTTGTGAACATATTCTCTATCATCTTCTTGTTGACCAGAGTTACCTTCAATGGTTAACTCTCCGTCTTTCAACTCAATATCAATATCCTCTTCTTTGAAGCCCGCTAGTGCGATTTCAATAGTATAGAGTTCGTATTCGTCATCAGTTTTAATAATGTTATAAGGTGGGTATGAAGTTTGTGATTGTGGCATTGCAGTCATCTGCGCCATTCTATCAAAAATTCTATCAAACCCTAGTGTATTCAAAGGATCATACTTTGTTGTTTGCAAATAAGTCATATTAGACCTCCATTGTTATGCAAGGTTAAGTTGTGTAAGACCCCGAAAGCATCTTACACGATTATTTATACGCAAAAAGTCATGACTTAGACTAATTTT